CCGAAGAGCCGATGGGTTCGATTCCCGTCCCTGCCCTATATTGGAGCATAGCCAAGCGGAAAGGCAAGGGACTTTGACTCCCTCACCGGGGGCTCGATTCCCTCTGTTCCAGTTACGGGGTGATTACATGGCAAAAACAAAAGAATATCAGTCTAAGTATTACCGCTCACATAGGGGAGAGGCAAAAGGCGAGGTTTCATTTGAAAAAATAGTAAGTGCTTCTTCAAATTTTATTTCTTTTGATAAAACAGTTTCACTCACTCCTGACGGGTATTTAACAGAAAGCGGCAAAAAGCGAGACCTTCAAAGGCTTATTGAAAAATACAATGTTACAGATGTTGTTGTCAATATGTACAGAGGAAAATCAGGCAGTAACGATTTAAAACGCATGGAAGAATTAGGCTTTGAAATTTGGGCACATCATGAGATGAAATTTGATAATAGACCTTCAAAAGACTATTTCTACATGAAGAAGAAGAAAAAAACGTGAAATTATGGCTAAAAGTAAGGAATATCAAAAGCGCTATTATGAAGAGAAAAAGAGCGGAATAACTACCAGCGTTTCATACAAAAGTCTTCTCACAAATGGCAAGGTAAGAAGAATTTCACCACAGAAGTTAAAAGAGGGAATGGTAATTGCACCAAGAACTGTTGATAATTCAGGTAAAATTGTCGTTTTGCCGTTGAAAAGAGTGAATGAAATCAATGGCAGCACATTCAATCTTGACGGTTGGGTATCAAGCGATATAACCCTTACAAAAGTTAAGAAAAGCAAAAAGCAAGTTGTAATCGAAGGTCGTCTTGCCTCTGGAATTTTAGTGCGTAAAACTATAAAAAACAATGAGTTCATTTTTAGAAGAACTAAAAAAGGACAATACAAAAGTGACAAATAAGACACTATGAACATTATCACATTACCTATCACGGCATTAAAGCCGTATAAAAGTAACCCGAAAAAGCACACTCCACGCCAAATAGAGCAGCTTATGCGGTCTATTGAGCTTACAAAGGGTCTTACGCAGCCAATAGTGATAGACAGCAACAATATCATTGTATGCGGTCACGGGCGCTATATGGCGGCTCAGAAACTGGGGTATACCGAGATACCTTGCGTTCTTGTGGACAACCTCACAGAGGACGAAATAAGGGCATACAGGCTCATTGACAACCGCATCGCAAGCGGTGAGTATGACCTGCAAGCCGAGATAGCCGAGCTTCAAGGCATTGAAATTGACATGAGCAATTTCGGCTTTGACGTTCCTGCTTTGGAAATAGAGCTGGAAGATAAAGAAATCCGGCACGAAGAAAATAAGCAGACAGCCGTTGACAGGTTCACAAACATTCTCAACCAGAACAAGGCAGAGTATGAGGGCGTGGGCGAGTACGGAATACCCGACCTTGACCCCGTATATGAAACACCAAAGGTCGAAAAGTGGATCGACTTTGACTACGTTCTGCGAGAGAAAGAACCCGAAAACAAGGGCGTGCATTTCTTCATTCACGATTACAAGTTCGAGCGGATATGGACACAGCCCGAACAGTATATTGACAAGCTGAAACGCTTTGCAGTAGTCGCAACGCCCGATTTTACCCCGTTCACGGAGTTTCCACAGGCTATGCAGATATGGCAGTATTACCGCAAGATGTGGGTCGGGAAGTTTCTGCAAGAGAACGGCGTTACAGTCATACCGACAGTTCGTGACATATGGGATATGCACGGGAATCCTCGCTTGTGGTGGTTAGATGGCACACCAACGGGTGGTATCATCATGGTATCGGATATGTGGTCTTACATACCGAAAGCGCAGAAAGAGTGCGAATATACCATGCAGACGATAAAAGACCGCATTCAGCCGTCAAAAGTGTACGTATACAAGAGGCAAAAAGGCTCGGACTATTCAAAGTGGTTTGAAAATTTTGAATATATAAGCGCATGGTCGCAGGAGAAGTGGAATGGCTAAGTCAAAAGAGTATCAACCGGCATACTATGCCAAACGTAAAGCGGCTAAGAGCGGTATACCAGCGGAAATACAAGCAAAAGTGGAAAAAGTTAGAACTATGGTGAGTAAAAGTTCTGCATTTGGAAAACTCGAAGGCGATATAAAAGTCAGCAAAGATAAAGACGGGAACTATAATCTTTCATATACACAAATAAAAACATATGGAAAACTACGTTCCGATACGATCGGTGTAGGTGATATTCCCGAACGCCAAGAAACAACTCACACAACATATGTTATGGATAGCAAAGGCAGAAGAATAGATACCATACGAAGAACGGAAAAGAATTACAAAGATGAACCGTCAACGGCTCAGTCAAATGATTGGACGGGTGGAAATGCAAATAGAGGTTTTTCCAGAACGGCAAAAAGAAGAATGAAAAATGCAATGGAGTGGGCAAAACGCACCGGCAGCAGATAATAGAGTAAAGCGGCACTAAGCCGCAGTAGCCGCAAAGAAAGGCGGTGAGAGCGGCGTGAATGATGATAATATTAAGGGCTATGGCTTTGATGAGCGAACAGCGGAAGAACAGCGAGAAATAGCCCGAAAGGGCGGCAAGGCTTCGGGCGTGGCTCGCAGGCGAAAAGCTGACCTCCGCAGAATGGCTCAGGATATACTTGACGGAACGTACACCGACAAGAACGGCAAGCCTTTCACCGGTGCTGACCTGATACAAAACGGCTTAATGCAGAACCTTAGCAACCCCAATTCAAAGAACTGGGGTAAGGCTATGGATATTTTCATTCAGCTTACAGGTGCGAATATGTCGCCCGAACAAAAGGCAAAACTCAAAGCCGAGACCCAGCTTGCAAAGGCTAAGGCAAATGCAATAGACCCGAAGCACGCAGTCAGCACGGTAAACGACAACTTCCTCGAAGCCCTGAACGCAACGGCAGAGGGGGACGATTGGAGCGATAACGACAATGGCTAAATCAAAAGAATATCAATCGGCTTATTCCGAAAAAAAATCTATAAAAGAAACAATCGAATATTCAGATCGGTTAGGAGGGGGGAGAAGTAGTGTAAGCATACAAGTTGAGTTTCGAGGTACGCCAGAAGAGAAAGACAGGGCTATGGAAATTTCCGGATATATAGTTGGTAAAATCATGGGCAAGGCAAAAACGACAGGCTTCGCTTTAGAAAATCCGTATATTGCATCTGAAAATGAGAAGCAATTCGCTGAAAAAATCAAAGAAAAACTTGGCAAAAACGCAACAATGCAAGACTATATGGAGTATGCTGTATCCGTAAGTCCCGACATCAAATATCTTAAAAGCGAAAAATCAGCAAGCGCAGTGATACGGAAGTATGGGGACAAAGTTCCAACAGATGCCATAGGGAAAATTTCAAATTTCATAAGTTCAAAAAAAATCAACCAGCTTAAAAATGCTCATAGACAAAAAACAGAGGAAACAAAGCGAAAAACGCAAGAGTTTGTAAAGAAAAATGGATATTTAAAGCAAGGAAACACTATCGATGTGAAAAGCAAACTCCCTTCTGATTTGTCGGGCATAACAAAAGTGACAGGGAAAACATACGATCATAGAGGAACGCTAAAAAAATTAGGCTTCAAGTGGAACGGCGAAGCGTGGGTGAAATAAGCGAATATGATACAAGCGACAACGTTTAATTACAAACCGTTCTCCAAAAAGCAAAAGCGTTTGCTTAACTGGTGGTGCAAGAGTTCCCCTGTAAACAACGCTGATGGCATTATAGCGGACGGGGCGATAAGGTCAGGTAAATCTATGTCGATGTCCTTATCGTTCGTTATATGGGCTATGAGCAGCTTTGCAGAGCGTAATTTCGCTATGTGTGGGAAAACGGTCGGCAGCTTTCGCCGAAACGTTGTCAGCAGCTTAAAGCCAATGCTTGCAGGGCGTGGCTTTTTTATCGAGGACAAACGCTCTGAAAATCTATTGATAATCAGTGACGGTATCATTCAAAACTATTTTTACATATTCGGCGGCAGAGACGAGCGTTCGCAAGACCTCATTCAGGGCGTAACGCTTGCAGGCGTTTACCTTGACGAAGTGGCGCTCATGCCGCAGAGCTTTGTCAATCAGGCTACTGCACGTTGTTCTGTCGAAGGTGCTAAGATGTGGTTCAACTGCAATCCGTCTTTTCCCTCACACTGGTTCAAGACGGACTGGATAGACAGGGCAAAAGATAAAAATATCTTATATCTCCATTTTCTCATGGACGATAATCTGAGCCTGTCGAAGAAAACCAAAGACCGATACAAGCACCAATACACAGGCGTTTTCTACGAACGTTATATCGAGGGCAAATGGACACTTGCTGAGGGTATCATTTATCCGATGTACAAAAAAGCCATTGCAGAGCCACCCGACGGCTTGCCGGAGCGATATGTGCTTAGTATCGACTACGGCACGCAGAACGCATTTGCGGCGCTCTTATGGGGCAAATACGGCGATGTATGGTATGCTGTAGATGAGTATTACTATTCGGGCAGAGATACAGGAATACAGAAAACCGACGAAGAGTATGCAAGAGATTTAGACAAGTTCACAGTGAGGGTCAAAACGTCACTCCCGACTATAATCGACCCGTCAGCGGCATCGTTTATAACGCTTTTAAGGCGTAAAAAAGACAAGTACAAGGTAAAGCCTGCCGATAATGCAGTCATGGACGGCATACGCAACACGGCAACAGCGCTCGATCAGGGCTATATCAAGATATCCCCGAAGTGCGAGAATTGGGCGATAGAAGCAGGCGGCTACGTGTGGGACGATGACCCCGCAGAGGACAGACCCGTGAAGATAGCAGACCATGCAATGGACAGCACACGCTATTTTGTCCAGACCATGAAAATAGGCGTAAAGAAAAAACGAAGAGGGGGGGCGAGCTGGTAAGTGCTTACGTACGAAGATTTTGAAAAGCTCGACGGTGATGAAACCAAAATCGCCGATTTTATCCGCACGAAGATCGACGAGCAAGAGCAGAACGAACGCTACATGGAAGGCGTTACGGCAGGCGAGTTTTACCGCGGCGGCGACCCTGCAATGCAGAAGTATGAAAAAATAATATATGACGTTTTGGGAGCGCCGAGAAAAGAGATATTCTCGGCGAATAACAAACTGACGGCGAATTTTTACAACCTGTTCATCACGCAGGAAGTGTCGTATCTGCTCGGTAACGGCGTTTCTTTTGATGATGAAACGATAAAAAAGCGTTTAGGTAACGATTTTGACTATGATTTGCAAGACCTCATGGCATGGGCGGCGAACGACAGCGAAAGCTACGCACTGTTGAAGTCGGACGGTATCGAAAAGCTGTGCGTCGGGTGCGACGACGAAGAACCGCACTTCATACCGATATTTTCGGCATACGACAAGACCACACCGAGGGCAGGCTTCAAGCACTGGCGGCTCGATGATGACTCGCCGCCGACTGTGGAGC